ATGCGCAAGTTTGCGAAGTACGACGCGACAGCCATGAGAGGAGAGGGCCGTGAAACTAATATATAAGAAGTTATTAATCCTTGCTGGGAGCGCAGGAGCCTTGTTTGCAGGGACGCATTACATTAGTCTTAACTTCAAGCAAGATTCTATTGAGAGCGGTGGCAATACTAAGGTCATCAAGATATTTATCGCTGCCAAGCAGCCATCTAATAAGGGCACAGCATAATGAGGGTAGTTGTAACATTTAATCTAGACGATGATGCGGACGGCTCTGATTACCGGTGTTATGTTAATTCACGCAAGATGCGAGCAACGCTGTCGGAGTTTGCATCAAGGCTTAGGTATGACTACAAGCATAAAGAGCTAACGGCGGAAGAGTCCATTCTGTACGAGGAGATAGTTGCGCTATTTTACGAGATAGCGGACGAGAATAACCTCTGCATGGATTCGATAGATCACTAGGCCGCTGGCTGCTGCATATACGCCTGGATACGCTCTACCGCTGCTTCCCAGCCAAAGCATACTGCGGTGTCGTATCCTTGTAGGGCTAACATGCCGAGCATATCAATTTGCGCGGGCGTAGCCTTGTTGCCTACAATTTTAAGCTCTAGCATCAGGCCGTGATATCCGCCGCGCGGCACAGCAATAAAGACATCCGGAAACCCAATTTGCATCCCCATCCGCCTTAGCAACGCTCCGCTAATCATAGTGCGGTGCCCTTCGTTTGCGGCATGTATGAATAGGCGCGCATAAGGCGCGTAGTGTACGCACCACCACTTGTATAGGCTTATCTGGTGGGACTTCTCAGATGGTTTGCCGCTAGGTTTTGTTTTGGCGCGCATAGTTGGCCGCTTACCGCTTCCGACATATATCTTTAGAAAAGACGCGTTATCCATTAGCGCCCGGCATTGCGGAATACGCCTGCAATCCTAACCGCGCGTTGACCTACTTGCTTGGCCCATGTACTAGACAGGGCTTCTGCCGCGGCGGTGCCGTAATCTCGTTGGGTTAACGCGTGAAGCATGCGTTTAAACTTTAAGAGCCCCGCTAGCCCCATATTGAACCGCATGTTTATCAAGGCCTCTTGCACATCTGCGGGCTGCATTGTGTACCAGTCATAGCTCTTTAGGTCGTCAATGCATCGCTGGATGTCATTTTGCAGCAGGTATTCGGCTTCTTCTTCGGTTATTCCAATCTTCCCTATGCATCGTCCCGTTCCGATAGTTAGGAATCCCAAGCTGTCCCGATAGGGCATCAGCTTGGTTCCTTCATCTATCTTTATCTGCTCAACCAAACCCGACATTGATTATCACTGCGCGGCAATGAACATGATGTACTTCCCAGTCAATGTTGCGCCAGGATCACCGCTTAGCAATACTGTGAAGCTGCCAGTTCCGGGCACTACCTTTGCAACACTGACGGTATTGCTGGAAGAATTAATTTGGAATACAACAATGCTGGTTGTGGTGCATCCTGCAGCGGTTACGGTAAGAGGACCAGCACCCGCGCCGCCCAGCCCAGTGACGGCTACCGCTTTAATGTTGGACTTCAGCTGCACGTCAGTCGCGGCAATTCCAGCGTCATTTGTGCTGTATTGCACTGCTGTGCCCATGATTAAGTTACCTGCGGTAAAGGTGTTAGAGGTGACTACAAAACGTCCCGTGGCATTTCCAACATCCGGAATGCTGAGAACTTGATTTTGCCCGACTGCGGATGAGGTCCTAATCGTGGTATTGAAGTTGCCAGAGCCGTTAGCAAGATGCTCCATAATTAAAGAACCAGCGGTTGTGGTGGCTGAAAAGCTAACAAAGCGTCCTGCGGTTCCACCGGTGGATAACCCAACAGTCATGTCACCTGCGGTTACCTGTAGGCTACCAACAGTGATTTGTTGAGTGCCAGTAGTTTTAGAAACAATAAAATTAGCTGTAGAAGCTCCACAATCTGGAACTGAATATACAGATGCTTGACCATGCAGAGCGTTACTAATGGTTACATTTGTATTTCCGGTGTTAGCAACAGCTGCCAAGATTAATGAACCTTTTGTCGCAGCACTTGGGAATGAGATAAACGTTCCCGCCGTTCCGGATAAGCCCGCTTGAATGCTTCCACTATTAATAGTAGTAACCCCAGCAGCTGATGAAAGAGTCCCGGTTACATTCGTGAAATAAGCAATGTGATTTACAATAGTAGGTAAAACAACAGCACCCGGGCTTGCAGTTGGAACAAGACTGTAGCTGCCTGCAGAGATGGAGACCTCATACCAGCCCACTTGCGAAGACGTAGCAGATGCGGAGGTTTTGGTGCGAACTAAGCAGATGTTGCTTTCGTTTAAGCTGTTTCCCATTCTTACGATTGGATCCAAAAACCCAGTTGCTAAAACTTCAGCAACGGTATTATCAGTGTTGATAAACGCCAGATTTGTTTCAGCATTTGCGCGGCCGGTAAAGCCAACTTGTATATCTAAAATAGCCATCTAAAATCTCCATTTCAATAAATAAATAATAAATGGCTATTACTGGCGTTACGCCACTAATTCACCAACCATTTCTTTTGCTTCTTCCTCTTTTGCCTCTTCTTCAAGCGGCATTACCCACTCAAGTTGAAGACGCTCCGCGGTAGAAAATTCTTTTGTAGGGAAATCAGATTCAGTAAGCTTAGTGTCTGGTAGATCTATTTCACTATTTAATACTTTTCCGATTTCATCCATAAATTCACTTAGTTTATCATCATCGACTTTTGTGCCGTCTGTAGAATATTTTACAATTACCTTGTCTCTAACTTGATCTAACTCAAGCATTTCTTCATCAACTTTTTTCAAAAGCTTAATGAGTTTTTTCGATACAAGTGCATCGACTTTTACTTCTGTTAATGCTTTTAAGGCATTGATGGAATTTGTTACACGACCCAAAATTACTTTCATGATGATCTCCAGTTATTTGTGTTAAGGGAGTTTACTATATTGCATATTAGCGTTCCCATCTTAATTAATCTCACTTAAGATTGCCAGGGATATCGCTTACAACGCTTGGCAGTACTTTAACAGGGACGATTACTGGTGTTCTAGCGTCTGAATCCTTGTTATTAATGACGGAAGCCTTGTCATTTTCAGACAGGAGCAATTCGTAATGAGGATCATTTAATAACGCGGTAGATTTATCACTCAAGACTTTTAATAATGAGTTTACATAATTACTAAAGTCTGCGTATTCGTCATATTTATTTAAAAAAGCGCGAATATCCTCATGCTCTTTTGATGGCATAAATCCCCCTTATTTTACGACTGCCGGTGTACGTAATGCAGTGAAATCATCACGCTGCTTGTAATAGTCAACAAGTTGTAAATTTAGCATATCTATCTGTGCTTCAATAGCAGCTATTGCTGTTGCAAGAGATGCTTCCGCTTCAGATAAGCGAAATATTCGCACTTCTGTGACTTTCGTATCTGCTCTGTCGAATACTTTTGTTTCTTTGATTTTGTTATCTATTACTTCGTATGTTATTGCCATTGTTTACTCCTAAATTAAATTAAGACAGCACTGCGCCAGCTTCCGTTATAAAAATAAATTTTGTTATTGGTTGCATCATATACCATTGCGACATGCCCAACAAAAGTTGTCGGGGCTCCGGTTGGAGCTCCGTCGCAAACGCGAACATATGTAAACCCATTAGTTGCTGAAGTAGAAAGCGTAGTCTGCTGTCCTAATACGACGTTGCCGACGTGGTCCATATACATGTTTACAGTCGGTGTTACTCCAGTCCAAAATCTTATTTGAGAGGTATCCGAACTCATTGCAATCAAATCTAATGCACGCACACCAGTTGTTGTCCCTATGCCCATTTTATAAGCGGTGCCTGTTTGATAAACAGTGCCGATAAATCGGTCGCTCCAATCCGTCCAAATATCGCCAACCACTTCGAGTTTGGCTCGTGGCGTTGCTCCTGTGTTTCCGATTGCGACATTACCGCCAGAATTTGGATTAAGGGCAATGTTTAAACCTTCGACGTAAAGCGTTTTATAGGCTGTAGTACCGCGATCATAAGCCTGAAGATACCCAGCTCCTGAGTTGTATAGCATTTCAAGCCCCGCCCCTGAGCTCGGTGTCGCTGTTGTGCCTGTTGTTCGTATAAATCCCGCGACATCTAATAGCGCTGTTGGCGTAGTGGTTCCGATACCAGTGATGCCTTGAATAATTGCCCCGCTTGAGGGGGGAGTTATTGCTAAATAGCTTCCTCCGACTACAAGATCTTGTGCCCAGACTGCGACTCTTTTAGTCCCATGATTCGGACTCTGAAAATAGCCACCATAGGCATTCGTAACCGTTCCTGTTGCTGCACTTCCTCCGTCATAAATATAACCATATACATTACTTATAGTTCCAGCGTTTGATGCAAGCTGAGCTCCAGCATAAAAACAAGTAACAACGCCGGTCATAGTTTTTGTGCTCGGTGATATACAATTGGGCTGAGATACGATCCCCCTAAAGTACGCACTAAAATCTGTAGATGAGCTAGACGGGGCAAATGTTGGCACGCATTCTACAGCATCGTAAGCTGAAAAAGACGACATCACCGGAGCATACGTGCCCGCCATATACAAATTGTAATTTGTGCCAGGGGCAATTTGAACTTGAGTTCCTGAAGTTACAGAGCTTACGCCAAACCCAGATAATCCTTGCACAATAATGCCGTTAGCGGGCGGCGTAGTTGAATAATAAGATGTACCGACCGATACCCCTGTTACGACACCAAAGATACCCGCTGACGTAAACTTTCCCCTTTCAGTAGTCGTAGCAGCCCCATCTGCTGTAGTACGAAACACAAGAGAAGTTGGCATATCATTTGTGCCAGTCGTGCTATCAACCAAAGCTAATATACTCGCAGCTGGTAAAAAACCAGTACCATCGTATCCGTAGAACTCTACAGAGCCGAGCGTATCACCGCTAATCACCGACGTCGGACTTGCTAAAGTATTGCGCGCTTTTCTAAATGTCGCCCCGGAATACACGCCAGAGCTTGAGCGGTATTGATCAAAGTACCAGCGACCCGGTGTTGCTGTTTCATCGACAGTGTAAATCCTACCTAATGCTGTTGTTGTACCTACCGATATTGCATCAGGGACATATATTCCCGTCGTTGTCAGTCGTAATCTCTCTGTATTGTTGCGATAAAGCTTTAGATCATCATTGCTTGTTGAGCCGAACCACAGTGCTGATGCGCTTACTGATAACCCGAGCCCCTTTGTACTTAAAGTCCAATAATTCTCTGTTGCTGCTGTTCCACATATACCTTGAAACGTCGATGCAGTATTGTATCCCATTAAATACTGACATGAGCTAGAAGTAACTAATATCTCGTATGCGGTTCCCGCGACACTCGGATGTGTGATAAGCAGATCTACGTCACCAGCGACAAAACTCATTATCGCATTAGACGACGTAGTGATTTTCGTACCATCGTAATAACAGATACCGTTGCTCGTTTGCGTGCCAACTCCCGTACCGCCCCGAGCTACAGATAAGGTTCCTGTCCACCCGAGCGTTAAGCTAGTAGCTGCAAGCAACGCTGTTGTAGGAGAGCCGCCGAGCGTTAGCGTTACATTTGTATCATCTGTTCTTGTGAGTGCTGCTCCGCTGACAATTTCGCTTGCAGGAATTGTGCCAACGCTAATAGTTGCGCCTGCGGATGATTGCTTTAGATATTGCCCGGCACCACCAGTAGCTGATAAATCTGCATTTGTGCCGCCATAGGCTAAATTAATTTTAGTAGCTGTCCAAGTGGCTGTTGTAATGGTACCAAGAGTCGTAATAGAGGTTTGACCAACATAAGTTGCTGAAATATCAATTGTGGAAACGCCTAAAGATGTGCTGACAGTTATACGATTTGCAGTCCCGTTAATTATCGAAATACCGCCAACAGTTTGCCTGGCATTCCATTGACCAGCAGGCGTTGCGGTATTTAACAAAGTAACAAAGCCATATCCGGCCGTTGCAATGGTAATTAATAATGTAGATGTGGCATCAACAATAGATAATGAACCGGTGCTATTGTTATAAAACTGGAAAATAAACCCATCTAGCAAAAAGGTAGCGTCCGGGAGCTGGAATGTTTGGATTGCAGTCCCAGTTAATACTTGGATCTGCGGAGATGACTCCAATAAAACCGTGGTTCCTGCTGCTGAGACGACAGAAACCGCGTCATTATAATAAGAGTTTGACTTAGAATTACCAAACAAATCCCTAGAGCATACATTGCCTACGCCGCCAATAGCTGAATAAGCCACGCTGGTTATTGGTGCCCCAGCGTTGCCGACAAGTATTTCGCCGAGTGGCAGTCCGCTTAAAGTAAGCCCTGCGAACGAAGGCTGCGATGCGGCAGCAATATCTTGTATTGTATTGAGTTGTCCGGTTGTTACTTTTAAATTTGTTGTATTATAGTTTATGTAGGTTCCGTCAATTACAGTGCCGTGCCATATACCTGTCGCGATAGTTCCGAGAGTGGTAATTGAAGATTGGCCGACATAAGCTGCTGCAATGTCTACAATAACATTTCCTACAGTTGGGGAGACAGTAATTCTATTCGTAGTTCCGGTTACTGACGTTACGACAGCGGTTGGATCTGCGGATATCGTTATTGTTCCCGCGCCGTTAACAACCGTTACGCCCACTCCGGCTGTAATAGTTCCTTTTGCGAGTGTATTCCCCGCGGTTACCCCAATTAGAAGCTGCCCATCAGTGTAGGAAGTTTGTCCGGAGCCTCCAAAATTAGTTCCAATTGTAGTACTATTCCAGGTTCCAGCGGTTATAGTCCCAAGCGTTGTGATAGTCGTTTGTCCGACATAGCTGCTGGCAATATCAATAACGGGGTTAATGGCGGTTCCTGTTATTGTAATTCTTCCCCCGGTCCCTGTTACGCTTATTACCTGAGCCTGTGTATAAACTGTGGATATTATTGAGCCTTCCCATGTACCTACACTTATGGTTCCGAGCGTCGTAATAGATGCTTGGCCAGCATAGGTAGCGGCTATGTCTATAATAGGTACGGTTGCAGTTCCCGCGACAGAAATTCTGTCTGCTGTTCCAGATATGCTAATAACCTGCGCCTCGGTATAGGTGGTTGTTATTACGTTGCCTTGCCACGTTGCGCCGGTGATAGTCCCCAGGCTTAAAGCAATTACGCCGCTGCCGGTGATTGGCGAGCCTGATACGCCAATGCCGTTTGCGCCGCTTACGCCGACACTTGTCACGGTTCCTGCGCCAGCAATCGCTTCGATGGTTATAGTTCCGCTGCCGTTAGTAACGGTAATACCAGCCCCTGCAGTAATTGTGCCTTTTACAAGTGTATTCCCTGCTGTCTTTCCAATTAGCAGTTGGCCATCGGTATAGGATGATTGTCCGGTGCCGCCGTACAGCACAGCAACAGGCGTTGCCTGCCATGTGCCTGAGCTAATAGAGCCAAGTGTTGTAATAGTTCCTTGTCCTACATACGTTGAGGCAATGTCTATTGTGTAATTTGTACCGGCAGGTGTTGAAGTAATTCTATTTGCGGTTCCGGATATGGTTTGGTTGCCGGTATTTGTGCCTGACAGATTAGAGCCAGTTACGGTTCCGCTAGCGGCTACAGAGGTTGGCGTAATTGCGCCAAGCGATAGAGCAATCGTACCAGCAGACGTAATCGGTGAGCCTGATACGCCAATGCCATTGGCTCCCGTTACTGCCACGCTGGTGACAAAGCCGGTTATCGTGGAAGCGATTGTAATAGTCCCGCTGCCGTTGGTAATGCTAATGCCTGTGCCAGCTGTTAGCGTGGACTTTACAAGCGTATTGCCAATAGAGCGGCCAATTAACAACTGACCGTCTGTATAAGAGGTTTGCCCGCTGCCGCCAAATGCAGTACCGACTGCTGTGCCATTCCATACGCCTGCGCTAATAGTCCCAAGTGTTGTAATCGACGCCTGACCTACGTAGCTTGCGGATATATCTACGATGGCTGCGCCGGTAGTTGGGGATACGGCAATTCTGTTTGTGGTCCCTGAGACGCTAGTAACCAACGAGGGCAATGACGAGGAAATCGTGATGCTGCCGTCACCGTTTACAATGGAGATGCCGGTCCCGGCCGTCAGTGTTGTCTTTAGGAGGCTTCCATTGCTCGTGCGGCCTATTAACACTTGTCCGTCTGTGTAGACAGACTGGCCTGTGCCGCCACGATTTGTGGGGGTAATACCATATGGTATATTTATGTTATAGGCGGTAAACACAATGCTGGTTGTGCCAATCGTAATTGGCGGCGTGCTGGTTTGCTGGAAAGCAATGCCTGCGTTCGTAACACCTCGGATAATCAAAAATGTGTCGAGATAGCCTATTTCGGCAGATTGGTCGTAATATGAAACGCGGCCAAGCACCCAGTTCGTTGATATAGTGCCTGCGCTTAAGACTTGATAGATGCCGTTATGCGCTTGGTTTGACTGGCTCTTCACTAGAACAACGTCCCCAAACACTAGCGTTACGCCGTCAATGGATAATGGGGCCTGCGCAGCATTGTTAGTAAGCTGC